GGTGTAGTTTTACGCTTCGCAGGCAAGTGTGCTAATATAGTTTCGTGTACGATTCCGCTCATAGTATTATTATACTATAAGTCTACATAAAAGTCAACTAGTTTCTTACTAGAATTTTATCCAATGTACCCGATCCCGGAGTAGTATATGCTATTCTTAAGTGTGAGTAAACTCCGTTAAAGTTTACATATTTTGGTTGTGTTTCGTTGGCTAAACTTACGGTTGCAATAGTACCCCACGGTGTTCCATTAGTAACTTGGTTATCTAACGTGCCTTGTATTTCTATATCACCTGTAAAGTTTGTTGAGTAAACTGCCGCTGTGTGTAGTGCTGAATTACCATTACGTGTTGCTTCAGCAGTAATTGCTTCACTAACATAATTCCCTGTGCTTGGATTAGTTTCAGTAAACGTATCAATACTGTACGTTGCACTTGGTCCTGGAAATGCTTCTGAGCTAATCATTATAGTGCCTTTAACACCAAAGTGACTATCAGCATATGTTACTACGTTAGTATTGTCGCTGTCCTTAGTTAAGAATACATTATAACTTACATACTGTTGTTTAACATCTAACAAATCATTAGCAGTAATTAGTATAGAGAACTGACCTTTCTTTGACGGTGTACTTGTTTCTAGGATGGTACCAGTCTTCTCTAGAATTAATACATTGTTTTCATCGAATGCCATTAGCTTAGGTGTGTAAGTATTAAGTATGCTTACAGGTTTTTGATCTGAATTTTTAATCTCAAAAGATATTGTGTTATCAATACCTCGATATATTTGTAGGGTTCTCTGGTACACTGGTCTATACTCCGTTATGTTATTAGCCAAATCCGCAACTAGGCCAACTCTATTACTTGCTAAATATCTGTATGTTAATTGGGACATATACATATTTATTCAACTTAAAGAGAAACAATGTTACTAAAAGATATCGAAACTAACTTCCCGTTCTTAAGCATCGTACAGTATGGTGGCAACGAGTATGTTGGTATCATTAACAACCAGGATAATTATGTAACAAGCATGTATGTTTATACCGCATTGAATACAGACGAATCAAAAAAAGCATTTCTCGATCTTGGAGAAGCATGGTGGTTTGAAAGTAATCGAACAATACCGATCAGTATCTTTCTACCGAAAGAGTTTCCTGCATTTAGACATTGTCTAATGACAATGAATACTAAAGATGTAAAAGTAACAGTAGGACCGGTTGTAAACTTAGGCAACTTAGCAATTAAAAGAGTAAAACGTAAGAGTGTTCAACTAGTACGTAAACCCAAATAAATCTACTTGTAGCGTTTAGTTAAAAGTTTTGGTCTATAGTGCTGAGCCTTAAACAGGCTGTTATGTATGAATTGCGTAATCTTACTATGTGAGCTTCGATAATCGCCAACCGCCGTCTCCATTTCAAATGTTTCACGCTTAAAAGGAATAACTTGAGCTAAAGGCATTCCTCTCTCAAATGTAATTTCTTTGTCAATAGGTGCAGTAAAAATTGTATTGACATGTAGTTCATGATAGATATCTGTATCAACTACTCCATGCATTACTTCTAAGTTATCATTTTTTGAATATGTAGGAGTTATAATTAATGAACTATATCCAGGAGGAGTTCTTAACATCCAAGGATTCATAAACTTAAATGCGCCTCTGTAACTATCTTTATGAAATGGATAGTTGTCCATTTGTTCTTCTGGATGAAGCTGGGCAGTAAACATACTTGAAACGTTAGGCGGAGTCGCATAACGTACTTCAGTACCTTGCATGTTTTTAACTTGTGTTACTTTATAATCACACCACAATGGAATAATATAACCCATACCTAGTACGTCAAGTACAGCCGGACAACGTCTTAAGGTGCTTGACTCTCTACGATATTCTTTACTGTCATCTGTATTAGCTCTTTGATTTTTAAACCATTCAGGCCAAAACTTTGATGCAGGCAATACTGGTAATGTTTGTTCTAGTTCTTCGTACCCTGTGAAAAATTTAATCTTCGTTGTCATGTTTAATCCTTTCGCACAATAAGTTCATGTGAACAATAATAGCATGTGCGTAAGCTACTGCGTGTGCTTTCTTAAAGTAGTATGCTCCATCAGTTGGCTTTGTCCACACTTCCTTGTGTATCTCTTCCCAACTCTTGTTCGCTAGATGTCTCTTCGCTGGTCTTATTATCGCTAGTGTCGCCGCCAATTCTAATACCGAGCTGGGCTTCAAGACTTTTAATAGACTGCTGTGCCCGTTTAGATGAAAGACTTTTTCGCTGAAGTCTTCGTGTTCCAGAAGTTGCCATAGTGGTTTCCTTTCCATTAGTTCGTTTAGATGTTCTTCGTTTTTTACTTCGTCATAGATTGATACATTTAAAAAGTCTAATTTAAAGTATCCTCTTTCTTCTGCTGTGTCGTGATCAATTGTGCTTAATAAGTCAATAGGATTATGTGGAATCTCAGTTGCGTAAATTCCTGTGTTATGCTTTTTACCTGTGTTTAACTTTGCTACACGATGTTTTAATTTATCGAGTATAATTTGTCTGTCTGCAAAGTCAATATCAATATCTGGCATATATTATAATCCTGCTTTCTTTACAATTTCTTTTACTAGTTCAACATCTACTGGACTTCTTTTAAATCGTGTACTCCAATGACTTGGATCAAGAATAGCATATACAATTTGTAATTGTTCATCATTCATTTTAGACACCATCTCTTTACCAGACTTGCAATTTAATATCAACCACGGACTTACTTTGCCGTCTACTATATCTTGACATACTCTATTTAAACTTACATAGTTAAAGTAGTCTTGCCACCTAGCTTCGTTGTCGTCACCCCATTCCATCATGTTTTTAACACTACGTTCAAGAGCAGTTTCAACACCTTCCTTACGAATAAGATCAAGTGCATACTTTTCATATAGTTCTTCTCTACACCAATGGTCTAGTTTAACTCCACTTGTAACTACATAGTCAATATACTTCTCTGGGTATAACGGTCTTACGTTACTAACAAAGCTACCAAATTTTACAAATGCATTGTAGTACTGACTATTGCAAAACTGTTCATATGTTTTAACACCATCAAAGCGTTGACATAGTTTATAAAATCTATTAAACGTTAAGTACCCTAGTTGTACACGTTTCTCGTCTTTTTGTAAAGCTCTACGTTTCTTTTCACACATATGTACTGCAAGAGTTTTTTCTCTTGTGTACGATACTTTACAGTATGGACATTCAAATCCTTCGTTAGACTTTGACATCTTTTTTATCCATCCCGTGTTGCTCGGCAAGCTCTTTAAGTTCTTTTGTTGTAGATATTCTAGCAAGTAATTCTACCTCGTCTATTTTCATATTAGGAAACATTTCTTTAAGAAACTTAACAGCCTTGTTATCAGAGCCTTTTTGTTTTAATCCTAACCATTGATGGTGTCTGCTTTTACGTGTTGCGTTATGTGTTGCACACAACAGTTGCCATTGTAGCTGTGGATGTCTTGTTCCTAGTACATTCCAATTCTTGTTATAATATTCATTAGTGGCAATAACTGCCCATTCTTTTGCGTCTTGTGATCCGCTTACACTACTTGCATAACGATTAAGCAACCAAAAGTTTAATTCTTTACGCTCTTCTTCAGTCCATTCTTTATATGCACCTTTGGCATCCATATCCAAAGCCATAAAGATCTCACTTAAAGGTAGTTTATTTTTCTGTTTCATTACGTATAGTATACCATATTATAAGTGCTTTGTCAAGTTGTTTTTTGAGTGTATAATTTGTTTTGGCGCAATCAACCATATCCAAATATTCTTCAAAGTCCAGGCGTCCTTCATGCTTTTTGATTGCGTCAGAATCACCACCAATGATCCAACGAGGAATCTTATTGTGTGGAGGGTCACGATAACGAGCGTAGACAATACCATCGCTACGCTCATATATCAGTGCTTCACCTGGAAGCATCTTAGTCAAGATTATTTCTTCTTGGGTTTTACTTTTACTGTGCCTGCTGTATTCTTAGGTTTTGTACTCTTAGGCTTTGGCTTTGGCACTGGCTTCTTTTGTTCTGCCGCAACAATCTCACCAACCTCAGTAGGGTTAGGCATAATTGATTTAGTTATTTTACTTGTTGTCTTTTTAATTGAATCCCACATTCCCATAATATATCTCCTTATTTTTTTACAGTTGAGCCGCTAGTACGACGAACAATGTCATCGTGATTAAATTCTGCCCAGTATAGTTCAAAAGCGACTCCGTCTTCTAAACCTTCAAACTGGTGAATCTTTCCTGGCTTCACTTGTGTAAAGTCTCCAGCTTCAAGAATAGTTTCATCAACTAGTCCTTGATCATCTTGCCAAACACGAACAAGCATCTTGCCCGATTCAACAAAGAATCCGTTCCATTTATATTGATGTTCATGTTCTGAACATTTGTATCCTGCTTTATATTCGATACGATGAAATTCTAATACACCGTTCGCATGGATCAATTCTGTTTGACCCCAAATTTTGCCTGCTTTCATAATTATCTCCTAATCAACGAATTTAAATAATTTCTCTTGTACATGTGCATCAATGTTTACATACCGTCTAATAGTATTTGGATTATCACGCGGAGTTACTCCATGTAAACTATTCACTGTGTTTAAAAACATAACCATAGTGTTACGCTTGTAAGGTACATGTTCAACTACTTCAATATCGTCTGCTACTGCTTCACGTCCTGTTATTCTACGCCATTGCTTGCCTGCTACATTTCTATATACATTTAGTCCGCCATCAGTACCTGCATCTTCAGGCTTCTTAAAATAAAATAGACATGCAAACAATTCTTTACTTTGATCAACATGTGGAGTTCTAATTTGTATGTTATCTATTGCATTCATAACAAACTGCATTTCCATTCTTATTGATCCGCTCTTAGGAGCACGTCTTGGTGCAACATCACTACGTATATACTTGGTGTATAAACCTTCAGGGCAAAACTGTCCCGGTGGGTAGTGTTGTTCAAGACCTGGTCTAAATACTCTAATAACTTCGTCTTTAAATTCTCTACTAGTTGCATATGCACTAAATTCTTGCCATGCTTGACTTACTACTGCGGATTTGTCAAAGTCATGATCTAAATAACGTGCAGTTCCAAAGCCGGTTGTTTCGCCTTTAGAAATAAATGTTTCTGGATACTCTGCTTCTAACTTTTCATACAAGTCCCAAGGTAGCACTTCCTCAATTACAATATAAGGAAAAGGATCCATTCTTAAGTTTTCTGGTTTAAAGTTTTGTAATACACTATATTGGTTCATTTGTAACGGTTCGCAATCTCATCGCTAGATATATTATCACCTGCATACAAGTGTTGCTGTGGCATCTCAAATTCTGCATCAGTTTTGCGTTTCATAATAGCAACAACCATAGGATCTCTTTCCCATTGATCTAATCCGAACTTACCTCTGTAACCTTTGTCACGTGATAACTTTTGTCCTAGCTTTTCAATGTGAGCACCGTCACTAGTGCCAATCCATACACCATGCATTTCATAATCGTTTTGATGTGCTAGACAGAAAAATAAGTTAGGATGAAAGCTATAAAAGCCGTGATCAACCCAACGATAAAAAGGAAGCACATGGATCATATATCCACCTACTTTGGTCATGTCGTGTATGTTTTTAAATACTGTGTACTGATTGAATACATGTTCGCCTGTGCCGTTGTTAGTTACTAGGTCAAACTGCTCAGTAAAATTATATGCTTGTTTGCAATCCAAATTAAGATCCATTGCAATAGCATCTTTTTCTGTGTTAACATCAATAGCAAGATATCTTCCAAAGCCTAATGCTTCAAAGTATTCTTTAGTTGTGTTAGCATGTTTATGAATACCACGTGCATTAAAAATTTTAGCTCGTGACTTATTATTCTTTAAACGTTGATTACCCATCTCACAGACTGTAGGAGTTTTGTTTGCTTTGATATCGTCGTATACGGAATCAATAGCTTCTGTAATTAAATTAGTAAAGCTCATATTATTTTCCTAACACTACTATGTATTTGTTATTTTCATGTACGCCACCACGCTTGTCTGTTCTTGTTTTCTCAAAGAACTCATGATGTATAATTTTTACGCCTGGCATATTAGTTTCAATCTTTTCTTTCCACCAACCTGGAGTTTCTACAATTAAATGTGCATTACGTCCGTCTGGCAAAAATTTCTTAGCAGGGCTAGTTGCAATAATAAGGAATGCATTTTTCTGAAACAAGTTGTGAATATCTTTTAATACGTCATCTAAAAAGAAAGGTTCGATATGTTCTAATACATCTGTACTAATAAGCATATCAGCTGGCTTTTTATTATCAGGAATGTTAAAATCTGGCATTCCCGGATCCCATCCAATTGCATTAATTTCTGGATAGGCTTCTTTAAGTGCTAGTACAACACCGCCTTTGCCACATCCATAATCTAAAATAGATTCTGGTTTAAATTCCTTAATCCATTTTTCAATTGCTTTCAATCCTTTAGCATCACCAAAACTTGCTTTTTCATCATGTAGTTGTGCTAACTGACGAGCGTACTCTTCACTAATTGTTTTCATCTAACTTCCTTTGCTTACTTATATTGCGTATGGTTTTTAAATAACTCCCTACTGAGGAAATATTAACTGTATTTAAATTATTCATAGTCTCAGCGTCTACTAAGTGGACATTAAGATCAATAGGTTTTTCACTCATTGGAATTAATTGTAACCAAGGATCACCAACTTGAATCTTAACTTCACTGTTATACGGTACCATAATATTATTTAATACACTATGTTGATACTTATACTCTGTAATACCCGGAACTCCCCAATACGCTAATGGATTCTTAGTATGCCAGTCTGTTTTAATCCATACCCACTTTACACCTGTAGTCTCTTTAATAAACCAAGGTGATCCTAACTTAACATGTGCAAGTCCGGGTTTATGAAAATCAAAGTCACGTTCGTCATGCGGTATTGCTGGAATAAAATCAGGAAAGACTCTTACTTCCTTTTCTCCATGTTCGTTTACCCGCATGTGTAGTTCACACCAACTAGGGAAAATAATGCCTGCTTTTAATATGTCATTAATTGCAGGACATTGTTTCATTGAACTTATCGGTAAGTCGTTATAGTAGGCTTGGTGTGAAGGTCTACTTGCTGGTAACCCTTTCCACCATTCAGGAATATACTTCTTAGCCAACTGCGGTTTACACTGATCATACGCATATTGTTGGTTTGTGTATACGTCTACTTTAATACTTTTAGATAAGAATCCCATAATCAATTACTTCACTTTGTCTACTAATGTCTTTTACAAACCATGCACATTGTGGGTTAGCACCGTCAGTTAAAGGTACACCTAATAGTTGTCCATTTTTCATTTTAGGGAAATACCATTTTACATCATTGTAAAAATTGGTAATTTTTACTTCACCCCAATTCATCATTGTACTAGTTAACGGATTAAACAAGAAGGCTTCAAAGCCTCTATCGTTTAAACTTGTTAATGGTAGTACTTCAATATCTCCAGCACCGCCACTGTCACCAACTGCTAGATGCCAATCAATAGGCATAGTAATTTCTTTGCCTCCAATTTCCATTACCATAGCAGGTGAGTTAAATGACTCCAAAAAAATCAAAGGAACATAAAAGAAGTCAGGTTCTTTTGGATTACTATTATCCAAAACTGCAAATCTAATATCGTCAGTTAATTCGTCAGGTAGATGCTCGAGTTTATAACATTCGTTATCTAATGTTAATATTCTCATTTATTTTCCTTTGTTTTCATAATTAATTCCAATCCACTTTCTCTATAGTAAATGGATACTGTGCTTCTTTGTAAAACTTCTTTCTTGATGTTAAATGCCTTTTTGCGTATTTACATGTGCTAGTTATATCCCAAATTTGCACAAAGTCTTTATCTTCTGCCTTACGAACACCTCTGCCTATACTTTGAATTACTCTTACAAAAGACTTACCAGGCTCAATAAGAACAAGGTTAAAGATCCTAGGGATATTAATACCAACAGCGGCAACCCCGTACGTTGCAATAATAACTTTATTAGTTGCTTCTTTAACTTCGTCATACTGTTCCTTTCTATCTTTTAATTTCATATCACCTTTAACAAACACGCTATCAGGAATAATTTCCTGTAACATTTCTCCTGCACTAATTCTATCAACTAGAATAAGTGTATTGCCTGATTGTGAAACTGTGTTTAATAATTTGCCTATGTATTTTATTCTTTCTGCATCTGTTACTAGAAACTTTAATTCTTCTGGATAGCCTGCAAAACTTTTAATGTCAATCATTTGTACAATGTTAACATGACAGTTTGATAGTACGCCTTTGTCTTGTAATTCTTTTGCACTAATGTTGCCAATGACTGGCCCTATACTTGCTAA